GAACGTCTGGAGATATGCAGTAAATGCCCAATCTGCGACAAAGAGACTCCGTTTGGTTATATGTGCAGCGATAAACTGTGGATACATCCTGCAACAAACGAAGTCTCGAGTTTCGCAAGAGATGGGTTTATTAGAGGATGTGGATGTAGACTTAATGCGAAAACAACACTAAAAGATAATCACTGTATAATAAATAAATGGTAATATGGCAATACGAGAAGAAGCAACGGGAAAATTTTTAATGGGAGATGAGAATGTTTCTCCAGAAATGATAGAAGAAATGGAAGCGTTCAGAGCTAGCCAGCAAGACTTCGAAAATAAAATGAGAATCGAGGAAGAAAACCGCAGACTCGAAAAATGGGCTAATAAATCAATTATGCCATTTGGGCAGAATTTGATGATTGAGCCATATACTGAGAATCCGTACATGCGAAAGGTTCACGATTCTGGCATTATTCTTGACTCTTCGAGATTCACTAATCCAGACTCTGGAAAAGACGAAGATCGAGACCTTGGGATTAAATGCGCTAAAGTCATTGAGGTTGGCCCTGATGTAAAACATGTAAGAAAAGGAGACGAGATCTTATGCGTAGCGTCGCGAGCTCTTCCAGTTCCGTTTATGAATACTGGATTTATGCTTATGAACGAAGGGCATGTCATCTGTATCATAAACACAAACGATGTGTTAATTGAAAGATTTAAACATTTAAACGATGACTAACGAAGAAAAAATATTTTTTATTCCTGGCAATCTCGTCACATTAAAGCACGAGATTCCGAACAAGCCGACGATGTTGGTAACAGAGATTGTAACTAGTAAAATTAAGTCCGACAACCCTCTTAGAGGCATTCGCTGCATTTGGTTTACAGAAGCTGGCAAACTTCAGGAGTATGTATTCTCCACAAAAGACTTAATGAAATTGTAATTAATAGGGAGGGATGTTTTATTGCGTCTTTCCCTTTATTTGTTTTAAGTATGGATTTTTTCGTATATAATACAGGCGAAGGGACGTTAGAAATCAATGAGTACCAATTGTTTTTAATCAAGGAATTCAAAGATTTACTAGATGACAAACGAAACAAATGCAAAGATGATAAAACTGGCAAGCTTAAACTCTAGGCTCGCAAAGAGCTTACGTATATCTGGCTGGTAATGGATCCAAAGTCTCCATATTCTCAGTTTACCGAGCAGGAAGCTCACACTGTAGCGCTTGATGATTCAGGGCTAACGCAAAAAGAATTCGAGGATCCAATATTTAGGGCTGCATGCAGAAAGTACAAAGAGATCCTAGATTCTGACCGAATCTTAAAACTCCTCCGCGCAGCATATGGTGCAGTCGATAAGCTCGAGCTCTATTTTTCTGAAATGCTCGACTTTACAGAAAGAAAGGCGACAGATGGCACGCCTGTGTATAAAGCCAAGGATGTTATCGCAGAACTTAAAAACCTTGGCGACGTTGTAAAAGGTGTAAAAGACGTAGAGATCTTATATAAAAAAGGCCTAGAATCCCAGAATAACTCAGTACGTGGTGATGCTAAGCCAGGATGGCTTGACGCATGAAATGGGATTATACACTAGACGACGAGGTTTAGTTTTTCGATAGAACGAAAACCTACGAACTTACGCATTATCGACCTATAGACCAAGAAAACGGTCTAGACTTCGATATTACACCTTTTATACAAGATGCCATAACCAAAGACAAGACCGGGAAATACTGCGAATTTTCCGAAGGCTCGAAGGCTTATCTTGATTTCTGGAAAGAGAGAATCAGGAGAATCCGAGAGGGTTACGAAGTCAACGGTTACAGAATCACAGGAGATAATTATTTTTTCATCAATTTTTACAGATTGATTAACCCTAAGACACTTGAGGAATCATTCCCGGCCTTTACAAATGTACACTATGAGTGGTTCCATTACGTCGAGATGTGCGAACTTTTAGGCTATGACTGCGTTGCTTTAAAATCTCGCGGTTGCGGTTGGTCAGAAATGGCAGCGTCGCTATGCGTTAGACCTTATATAGCTTTTAAAAATCGCACGATGTTTTGCACTGCTGCGTCTGAAACACACTTAGCGCCATTACTTGAAAAGTGCTGGCAATAGCTTGACTGGTTGAACTTAGAAACCAACGGAGGCTTTAAAAAGCTCAGACAAGTTAAAAACTCTATAATGTGGAAACGTGCCAGTATGAAAACCGCAGACGGTGAAGAGCACGGCTCGATGTCTTAGATTGTTGGAGTTGTTGCAGATAACGCGCGAAAGATTCGCGGTTATCGTAGCTATAGACTATTATACGAAGAAGCAGGGTCAAACCCTATACTTAAAACTGCATGGGTTCAAGGAGAGGCCCTTGTGACGCGTGCAGGTAGAAAGACAGGGGTAAGACTTGCGTGGGGCACTGGAGGCGACTCGGGAGCTTCTTTGGCCGGTTTATCGGCCATGTTTAATAATCCACTTATCTACGGCTGCCTTCCTTGCAAGCACAACTACACACAAACTGGCGAGTATATATTCTCCGGATTTTTCATTCCTGCCTATAGGTTGCATTTTTCTTTCTTAGACGATCGCGGGGTAACAGATGAAGAAAAAGCAAAGGCACAAATAGACGCCAAAAAGGCAGAGAAAACAAACGACCCGCAGGCTTACTTGGAGTACTGCTCCGAGTATTGCTACACGCCCGAGGATGCGTTAATTCGTCAAGGCGAAAACTAGTTCAACCAGGTGCTATTATCTGAACAATTGGCTCAGATTAAAATACATAAAACAGTAAAGTTGCCAGTAAGAGGTACGCTAATGGGAGGCACAGAGTAGCACCCTTAGATTGTTTTTAAACCTGGGCATGAAGACGACTGCCAGACTTGGGTGTTAGAAGAACCAATGAAGGGCGAAAATGGTGAAACTATGGCCAACTTATACTGCGCGGGTATAGACTCGATCGACGTCGGTAAGAACGATTCGACAGGGTAGCTTGACGTTTCGGATTTTTGCATAACTATAATGAGGCGGCAAAACGGCATTAAACCGCCGTGTATTGTCGCAATGTATAAATACAGACCAAATGATATACGCTCTGCTTATGCAGAAGCGATACGCTTGATGGAATGGTACAATTGCAAATGCGTGCTAGAGTCTACGAGAACTAATATTATTACATATGCTCGCGAAAAGAAAAAGCTTCACCTTTTCATGACTCGACCAAGAGCCACTATTTCTAACCTAAAGACCAACACCACGATGATCGGTACTCCAGCGACTGAGGGGGTAATTAGACACTATCTATAGAAAATCGAGGAGTTCGTCAATGACTACTCAGACACGATAGCGTTTCCCGAAATAATAGATCAGCTCTTAAGGTATTCTTACGAAGAGAAGCGAAAATTTGACATCGTGGCGGCGATGGGTATGATGCTCTTAGCTGACGAGGAGCTATACGCTGTACCTATTAAAGTAGTCGACGAATACAAGAAAGAATGGCGAGATATTGGGTACTTCAGGGACAGAACAGGCAAGATGCACTACGGGGCTATTCCTAAAGGCGATGAGTTAGAATATTATCATTTACGATGAAATTAGAGGAAAAACTTAAAGAGTTTATAGAGGAGTACTACGAGTGTGAGTTTACAGGAAAGCTAAAAATCCGAGAACTTCCAGACAGTACCTATAATTTAGATCTATACACAAACTGCCCAGATATTCCGATAAACATGACCTATTAGGGCGAGTTTTCGGATTTTGTAAAGTTTGTGATAAAACAAATAAAAGAAAGAAGATTGACAGATGTTAAATATTTTAAAGGGATAAGATATGAGCAAGGACGAAATTGTTAAACAGATAGATTCTGCGATTGCCGATCTAGTTTATAAAAAGACAAGTTTGATTAAAGCTTATAACTATTATAACTGCAAAAGAAACCCAGACCAATTTAAACATCTTGAGGAAAACTACGGGATCGGAACTCCAACCTAGATTGAATTCGTGCCATTGGTGCGTAAACATATTGACGCATTGGTTGGAGAATACACCAGTATCCCTACAACGCCTAAGATATCCTGTAAGGATAACTCGACGATAAACAACATAATGCGCGACAAGCAACTTAAAATCTCATCCGGTATGTTTTAGTTCTGTAAAGACAAACTAACTAACGAGGTGCTTAATGTTTTCTCAGACGGTAAAGAAAAGATGCAGCAAGACCCTCTGATCGAAAAACAAATGAAGACCTTAGTAGAAGAGTTAGAGTACTCTTACGTCTCGGATTATGAAATCGCAGCGCAGAATATTTTAAAACATATAATGCAGTCGCGAAGCATAGACTTTGAAACCAAAAAGCAAATGCTAGCCAAAGATTTATACATTTCAGGCACAGCTTACTATAAAGTTTACAAAACAGAAAACGGCGAGCAGCTAAACTTTGAGGTTTTAAATCCATTGCATACGTTTATAGACAGAAATCCTAATAGTATATATCTTAAAGATTCATACCGGTCAGTAGTCCGCAGATATATGACTAAGTTCGAAGTATTGAACAAATACGGCGACATTATGTCAGACTCTGCAATTTCTGAATTAAAAAAGCTAGAAGTCGGCACTAATAGAACTGACAACGTGGTCTATGTTAACAGCTCTGAGCTTTTCTCTGATACCAAGGAGGGAATCATTGCAGGTATGGAAATTACCCCAGGCCTTGTTACAGAAAAGGACGGAGTAACTAACAACCATAGACTCTTAGAAGTTTTAGAGGTTGAATGGTTGGATGTAGAGAAAGAAGACGGAAAATTTATCATGTACAGATACGAAGGAGTGAGAATCAACGGCTCGATATATATTCCCATTGGTAAAGTTGCAGAAATTCAGCGAAGCTTGAACGAACCAACAAAAGCCCACCTGTCAGTAAATGGCATCTTCTTTTCTGACCGAAACGGTCAACCTTTCAGTATGGTGCTTGCTACAGCTAGCTTATAGGATAAATAATTTGTCCTGTTTAAACCCCGTGAATTGCTGGGAAATCCTTAGAGCCTTGCATACCAAAGCGTAAAAATTGCAAGGATTGGACAATCAGCACCCAAGCTTAGATATTTTTAGTATCTTTGAAGGGTCAACGACTATTATGTAGACGGTAAGCGCCGTCGAAGTGCGGGGCATTAATATTTTAAATTTATAAAAAATGGGAAACAGAAATAATTCTGGACAATTTGGAAATAAATTTTCAAAAGAAGAATTTATTCGAGAAGTAGAGCGTATCCATGGGGTACAAATCGAAGTTGTAGGGAGGTATAAAAATTTAATATCTCCAGTTTTAATCAAAGACAAATATGGTTTAATTCAATTAAAAACAGCTAGGCAGCTATTAAAATCGCCACCTAGTATTAAAAGTGCAATAAATAAGACAGAATATTTCATGGCTCAATTAAAAGAATGTCAGCCTGAAATTTATGACTTTATTAAACCGTTAAGTGAATATAAAAGCGCAAAGGAGAAAATGATTTTTGACACTATGTATGGGCCGGTTTCAACTTCTCCAGATACATTACTTGCAGGACATATTCCAACTATAAGATCTGCGGTAAATAGGAAAGAATATTTCAAAAATCAGCTTTTATTTTTATATGGTGATAAATATGATTTTGAAGTTTCAACATCCGACAGACATGGTGGGAAATCAATATTGATATGCCCTATACATGGAAAAGTTGAAGTTGATAATGATTATATTTTTATGGGTAACGGTTGCTATAAATGCAATAATAGTACAGCTCCTGATTTGTTTTATTTAGTAAAGCTTAAAAATGAAACCCAAGAGTTCTATAAGCTTGGAATTTCTGGATATGATAAAAATAAAAAGGTAAAAAGATTTAAACAATACGAATCTTTAGGATAC